AGGAGAACTTTAGCCGGGACCCGCAAGGACAATCCCACGAGGTGACAAGCCCTGAAACGTTGACGATTAAATCCATTAACTTTTTAGGGGACTCTGATGAGTACATCTCTGACAGCAGTGCAACAGATTGAGTATGACGCGCTTGTAAAAGCCGAGTACCATTCACAAGGTTTTTTACTTCGCGATTCAGTGCGAATGAAATATGACGTTATCGGCGCGTATGTTGATTTTCGTAAAGTAAACCAAGTTATCTCCGTTCCAACCGCTTACGGTCAGGCCGTAGCGATTCAAGACCCTGGTTACAACAAAGAAACCGCGATTCTGCAAAAGTACACTACTCCAACAGCAGTAGACAGCGTTCAAGAATTGACTGTGAACTTTGACACCAAAATGGAAAACGCGATGTTAGTCGCTCAAGCCATGGGTCGTCGTAGTGACCAAATCATGATTAACGCGATTGCGGCTGACGTAGGCTCTACGATTGCGAATGGTGCGACAAACTTCACGTATGTGAAATACACGCAAATGATGCAGTTCTTTGAAAACCATGGTGTGCCTTTAGGTGATCGTTGGGTAGCAATGTCTGCTTCCATGTTCCAAAGCTTATTGCAAGCTGATCAGTTCACCAACTCGTTCTACACTCAAAACCGCGTGCTTGATCGTGCAATGGTGAAAGAGTATTTGGGCTTTAACTTGGTGATTATTCCCCAAATGACAGAGGGCGGATTACCATACAACTCAGGTACAGGCGTGCAAACTGCTTTAGCATGGCATAAAATGTCCACTGGCATGGGTATAGGGCACGATTTCCGTACGGAGATTAATTACCTACCCCGTGAGACATCGTGGCTTATAAACGGCGTATTCTCGGCTGGAGCGGTTGTTGTTGATAATCGCGGTACTTTGGCAATCGACTGCGTTGTAACGAACGTATAAGGGGATTCAAATGGCTTTTACACTTTACAACTGGTCTTGTGTATCCACCTCTGTAAATCAGGGATTGGTATTGGCAAGAATCTCTACACCATCCAGTGATACTGAAACGCTTCAAGGCTCAATGAACTTGTTCAGCTACCATAGCTTGGACGCAGTAGGAACAATCGACAATGCCGATTACTTCCTGCCTGTGATTAACCAACTGAAGATTTCAGATGTGATTATGGTCACGGGTAGTGATGCGTCCACGTTCTTGCAAGTGGCAACCATCACTTATCCAAGCGATGTAAGTTCTGGAACAGTAACCACAGAAGCGTTTACGCCTGTTGGTGCTGTTGCTACAGCAAACATCGAAGACTTGGCGGTCACTACCGCGAAGATTAACGACTTGGCAGTTACAGCTGGAAAATTAGCGGCTGATGCAGTTGAGACAGCTAAGATTGATGATGGCGCCGTAACCAGTGCTAAGCTGGCTGATACTGTTCTGCATTATGCAGCAGTAGAAATCTCAGCGGCTGAATTCAACGGCATGTTTGCAGCACCGAAAGTGTTGGTTGCAGCTCCAGGCGCAAACAAGTTGCTGGTTCTGGATAAGGTGCAATTGCTGATGACCTACGGGGCAGCGAACTATGCGGCCGGTGGAACAACAGCCATTCAGTATGACGTCACCGCAAACGGCGCAGGCGTGATTGCCAGTACCACATTGGCTAATACCGTGTTTCAGGCAGCCGCCTCAACAGGGTTTAACTTCAATGCGGGCGTTGTTGCCGAGACATTCACTACGTGCGTAAATAAATCACTGGCGATTTCAAATATCTCCGGCGCGTTTACGACTGGCGACAGTACATTTGTTGCGCATGTATGGTACAAAATTATCCCAACAACCTAAGTGGGGTGAAGCATGGCCGTAACAAAAACCGTAATCATTAGCAACGCGATTACCCTGTTGGGTCATGCTCCCATTATCTCACTGGTTAATGGTGATAAGATGGTAGTGGCAGCGGAGCAAGCCTTTGATTTGCTACTACCAACTATCCTGAGCGAAAATAACTGGCGATTTGCAACAACAATTCAACCATTGACGTTGCTGCTTGAAACGCCTCCCGCTCCATGGACTGCCTCATACCAGTTGCCATCAGGATTTCTAAAGCTGTTAAGGCTTTATCCGAATATCTATGAATTTGATTTGTACAACAACAATCGACTCTATACGTTCCTTGGGGTTCCATCCAATGACGGACAGCCGTTCAGTATCGAGTATGTGTTTATGCCAGAAATATCTCAGTTGCCAGCCAGATTCGTAAAATATTTTATATTTGAGATCGCTAATTATCTGGCCCTGAGCAATGCACAAAGACCTGACTATGCGGCATACATTCGCCAGCAATGCCAGGCTGAATTCGCAATGGCTGCGGCCAATGAAGCACAGAATAGACCTCAGTACTCTCAGGTTCTATTCCCTGTACTAACCAATCGATGCATAGGCGGATTCATAGGGAATGGTGGATAATGGGTTATGAAATTTGGTCTCAGGATATTTTTACCAAAGGGGAAATAACCCCTCTATTGGCAGCCCGTGTCACCACAACTGCATATTACAATGGATTAAAAACTGCAACCAATGTGATTACCTTCCCGCAGGGTGCAGCAGGAAAGCGATTTGGCACAATCTATCAAGCTACAATCGCAGGGGTTACGGATGCAAACCAAATCTTTTTCAAATCGATGCAATACCTGAACGAATGCATCTACCTGATGGTATTTATTCCGAATGCAATTTTAATTTACCTTGAGGGCATTCTGGTTCAGACCGTTGTAACGACCATTGGCGCAAATGAGATTCGACTGATTGATTACACCATTCTGGACAATATTTTTCGAATCACGTTAGGTGTTATTGCGCCCCAAGATGTTACGCGGGGAGCAAACTCCGCCAATGTGATTTTAACAGCCGCTTCGGATTTATTGACACTGACTACTCCTGTAACTGCGGGCTTGATTCTTCCGGTTCGCTTTACAACCAGCGGAACATTGCCGACGACTTCTCCGCAAGTTTTGTCAAACAGAACGTATTTCGCTTACTTTACCAGCACCACTGAGGCTGAAATTTACAACACTGCACCAGAAGCAAAGGCCCGTGAAAATGCGTTCACCATTACCAACAATGGGTCCGGAACAAACAATCTGATTGCGCTGAATAATTGGGCAATTAATCCTACATCATTTCGATTCAAGCCTACATATGATTTTGGTACTGTAAATTACGATAGTTATACGTTTACACCCGGGGCCATATCGGGCAGCAATATTACGCTTACATCCAGCACCTCTATTTTTACGAGCGCATACATTGGTGGGACTTTTGCAGGGAACAGCGGGCTGGGTCGAATTATCTCCATTGACTCAGGAACCGTGGCCAGAATGAATATCACGGTGAATTTCGCATCGACCGCAGCAATTCCAGGAATTGAATCCTTCTTGACAGAGCCTGCATGGTCAGATGCAAGGGGGTGGCCTCGTGTCTGTTCCTCTTTCCAGAACAGGGCCTTCTTTGCCAATACCGATTTGCTGTCTAATGGCCTATGGGGGTCAATGATAAATGATTACAACGACTTCGATGATTCAGAACAAGACGCCGATAATGCCATATCGTGGTATCCCACATCGGATGATATTAACTACATTCGATTTATCGTGCCTTACAGGTCACTCACGATACACACAAACTCAGGGGTTTTCAGCACCCCATTAAGCGTAGAAACGGCTATAACCCCGCTCAATTTCAGTTTAACGCTGCAAGACAGCACCCCTGCGGAAGCTGTGCAGCCAAGAGGGATAGACAACCAAATTGTTATTCTATCGGGTAATGACGCGCATTCCTTACTCTGGGATGGTTTTAATAATGCTTACCAGAGCAACATTATTTCTATCGCTAATGAACAGCTTATACGTACTCCAGTGGATGAGGCTGCTTACGTTGATCTCACCCGTGCAGGCTCTCGTTATATGCTTATTGTTAATGAGGATGGAAGCCTCGCAATATACCAGACATTGATTTCAGAAGATGTTCAGGGGTTTACCCCTGCACGCCTTGAGCAGTCTTACGGAAATGCCTATTTCAGATGGGTAACAACTTCTTTCGATGGCCGGGGGTGGTTTGTCACGGAACGTGAAATCGCAGCAGCGGCAGCCCCAATTGCTATCACAGGATTTACAGAAGACACCCTGACTGCAACTGCGAGTTCTTTTTCAACCACAGAGCCTCTGGGGGTGTTATTTACAACGTCTGACACACTACCCTCGGCAACACCTTCACTAGCCGTTGATACATGGTATTGGGTGTTGGGCGTAGATGCTAATACATTCATGGTTTACCCAACGCAAGACGATGCACTGGCGGGTGAAAATGCCTATACATTCTCAAGTGCCGGGGTTTCAAGCAATGTGGTTGCTTATCCATTGTCTACGAAATTCTTCATCGAGGAATTAAGCTTTGAATCAAAGGTCGATTGTGGCGTGGATTATTCGGGCGTAGCAACCAGCACATTTACAGGAACAGGAATACCCAATTTTACAGCACAGGACATCGTAATCAATGGGGATGGGTACGGATTTGAATACACGGGCATCAATGATGAAGTGGAAACAATAGCCCATGGCATTGATTTTGAAGTCAGCGAAGCTCAAATGGGATTTCCCATTAATGTTGAAATGACGCCGTTGCCATTATCCCTTTACGGGACCAATGTCAAAGGTTCAAACTTGATGGAACCAAAACACATTCGATCAGTGAAATTCATGTTTGCTGACACGATTGGTGGTGAAGTCAACGACATTCCCATTTCGATGGACACGTTTGCTGAAACGCCCTTTGGAAGCCCACCTGTTCCAACGAATGGAGAGTATGAAATCACACTCATGGCTGGCTGGGATGATTACAAAAAC